ATTTCATTTATTGTAAAAGTTTTCGGATTTTGTAATCTTGTTTTTAAAGTTGGCATTGTGCAACCCAATGTTTTACAAACATCATAACGCTTTAATTTAAGGCGCTTCATTTCGTTGTTAAAATTTTGTTCAAACATATTTTTATATTTTATATACGCAAAAATAAAAAAAAACTTTCAAATAAAAAAAATTATTTTAAAAAAACCGCCGAATAACTAAAAAGTTAAACGACGGCTGACAAACAAAAGGAAAAGAAAAAAGTTAGTTAATTATACGAGTTACTGTAACATCGTCATCATTGTTTGGTAAATGTGATTTAACTGAATATTGCGCGTTTTTTACATCATAAGTTAAACCATCTAATACATTAGATTGAGGATCAGTTTCTATGCCAATCCAGGAAAACCATATTTTATTATGAAAAGACATCGGCACTCTATTAATATTTCTAAACGTTCCGGTATATCTTGAGACATATTCGCGATAATCATTTGCTACATTCTGACCTAAAACAGTCATAAGAGTTTTTGAATTTGGCTTAAAAGTTAATACTGGAAAATGGTCTCTTGTTCTATAATATCCAAATTTTTGATCCGCTAGCCTAGTTAATTTTTGAATTGATGTATTTACGCCATTTCCAGTCAATTTAGAAACAAAAGTTTGAGAGCTTTCGTCTGCTGATGACTTAGATTGATCTACTAAAAAGTTATCGAAATAGGTAGTTTCATAATCCGAATCGCTACAAATAACGTTTAAAATTAAAAACCTAATTGATGAACTTGTTGAGCTGTTGCTTGACAAACCTTGGTCACTTAATTGTACGCTTAAATCTACCCATTTATTAAGTGAAGAAACTGTTACCTCGTTAATTGGGGCAGATGCCTGAAACTCTTTTGCGACATTGTTCCATCTTCTAGCCGATCCGTTTAAAGTAGTTTGAATTACATATTGAATTGTGGCCGTTGTTGTTGTGCTTTGTGATGTTGGCAACGATAAATAGTACTTCAATTTGCACGAAAATTGATTATAAGAAAGCTCCTGTGGATTAAAAGTCGGAGTATCAAAATAAAACATTTCTGTTGCTCCGGTTATAGGAGCAACATCGGCTAATTTTAATGACCTTTTGCCCTTAAAAGATACCTCATCCGTTGCTATTACAGAGTATGGAGTAGTTACACCTATTCCGATAGTTTTTTCTTCTATTGTAAATCCAAAATTTCCGTATTCAAAACCAGCATTATAAAAAGAGTTTTTTGTTTTTATATAATTACCGGTTAGTTGCACCTCTGACGCTGGCTGTAAGTACTCCCTTACTAAGTTGTTTCCGACGGCTTTTAAGTCCGTTGTACTGTAAAGTACTTGCTTACGTTCCTTGGCTAAAGATGCGCCTAAATAGTTGTATTTTCTGAAATCTAAAAACTCCTTATTTGTGCTTTGAAATTGTGTTAAAATTTTCGCTCTTATTGCTGTTGGCGTTCCTCCTTGTTGCAATTCGTTAAAAATTAAATCTTTTACATAATAATCAAACATATTAGTACCTTCAACGATGTACCATTTATTCATAGATTGAAAAATCCGTAAATTAAATTGTTTTAAAATAAGTTCTAGTTGAAATTTTGCAGTATTTAAGGCAAAATCTGCGCTCATTTCGTCATAACCAAAATTTAATGTAGTTAGTTCTTCAAATTCAAAATCTGCAGCTGGCCCGTATTGCCTAAATTTAATATCTGAAGCGATGTAAATATCTAAATCTAAATCTAAATTTTGCAATATTTTAGATATCCGCTCAATGTTTGTAGTAGTTACTGGCGCGTTATTGCTATTGTAGCCATTAGGCGCGTTAAAATTGTTTAAAGTACCTAAACCATCAAAAGCGTTAAAAGATACGCCGAAAGGTGTTGATGTTATTTTTTCCTTATACCTATCAACTACCAAAAACCCTGACCAATAAACCGCCCAAACATCAGAGCTTGAGTAATCGCTTATTACATTGTTTAAACAATTAATGCTTTCAGTCTGTCCGCCATCTGCTGAAACTCTATCCGAGTACTCGTCAGCTTGAGTTTGTGCGTAAAAAATAATTACTTTGTATTCGCGCTCGTCAAACTTGTAAAAATCGTCGTATGTAACTGAATCAGTTACCATTAAATTTAATTGACATTTTGATCCGATAATTGGTTTATAAAAATCGTCTGAAGATTGCCACGATACCACTACCGGCGAGCTTGTGCCTATTATTGGCAAAACGCTACCAGTATAGTCTTTTTTATGTATTTCTATTTTCTTGCGATATCCTAAGACATCGGAAAACTCTAATCTATATTTTACGCCGTATGCCATTAATAAAGTCTTTCTGCTGTTTCATTTGCTCTTTGTATTGCTATCAATAAATCTTGGCCATCGACGCGAACCTCTCCAGTTACATTTATGTTTCCATCTGTGCTTCTATCTCCTATTAATTTTTTTAATTTATTTAATGGAGATACTACTTCCGGATTTGACTTTGCGCCTGGATATTCACCCATAAGTGACATAGTAGGCCCGCTAATTATTCCACCATTTGCAAAAGCCGTAACACCACCGCCCCCACTTATAGCGCCTGAATTTACAGAACCTCCTCCGATGTTTCCTGATATTCTACCTCCGCCGCCGCCGCCGCCTCCAAAACTTGAAAAGGCTCTAGAAATTAACGCCGTTGCTCCAGCAATTAATGCAGGAAGCATAAACGCAGCGGCTGGCCCAAATGACTTAGCCGTCTCAGATCCTGATGTAACTGCGTTAGACATTGATATTTTTAAGTTATGACCCACAATTTTTAAAGCGTCTTTAGCTAAAGTACCAACAAAAGCACCTAAAGCCGACTTAGCACCTCCAAAAGCATTGCCAATTGAATTACCAACAGCAGCAAAAGACTGACCAACAGCGCTATTTATTTGTTGAACTGCTCCCATAGCCTGCTGGAGTGACATAGCAAAGCCCATAAATCTAGCTTTCTTTTCATTATTTACAGCATCTTCCGCTTCGGCTTGTGCTGTATCAAATGCTTTTTGTTGTTCAACTGTTAATAAATTATTTTCTGCGGCTAATTGTCTTAGTTCATCGTATTTACCTTTTATTTTTTCAATCTCTAAAACTTTTTGCTCTTCATCGCTTAAATTTGTAGCGTCTGCAAATTGCTGTTTTAGCTCTAAAAGTCTATTTTTTTCTTCTGAATCTATTTGAGTGATTGCCGCTGTTTTTGCTCTTTGTAGTTCCTTTTCTTGCTCTGATCCTTCAGCTACTTTACTTATTAAATTGTCATAATATTGTTCAGTTTCAAGTTTTCTTTGCTGATATGCTTGCGCGTCGTTTGTTATTAACGCTTGGTTTATTTCTGCATTTAGCGCCTTTAGTTTCTCGGCGGCTTCCGGATCAAACTTAGGCGTTGTAGTAACTGTATTTGTAGTAGACGTGTCATCTGCTTTGCTTTCTTCTGCGTCTGCCGCTTTGGTTTCTGTCGAAATTACAATAGGCGCAATTTTTTTATATTTTAAAGCCTCATTAAAATTATCTACAACGCTTGTACCTAAATCGCTAGCGTCTGTTTTAATTGCGTCAAAAGCATCTGTAAATCCGGTAGCCATTCCGTTAGCCGCTTTTGCAAAACCTTGCCTAATCTTTTCAGAATCAAGCGTAAAAATACCTACTAAAATATCTCCAATTCCTCCTAACTGCGCCATTATTGAGCTAGCAAACAATTTAACAATAGTAACAAGCGTTTTAAATACAAATTTACCTAGCGCTAGCGCATTTTTAAAGTGCATTATCATAACTCTAACCGCTAAATTAAATTTCAGCGAGCTGTTATATAAATCAATAAAATAATTAGCTACATCAACTAGAGCTTGCTTTATTCCGGCCCAATTTTTATAAATTACAACAGCAATTGCAGACAATCCGGCAACTATTAAACCAATAGGCCCTAACATAACAGTCAGCGCTGTTCCTATAGCTGGCGCTAAAGTTACCAAAGTTCCTAAAATAAAAAGAACTGGCCCAAGAGCCGCAGCAATTCCAGCAATAACTATTATTATTTTTTTTGTCGCTGGACTTAATTCGCTAAACTTTTGTAATAAACCATTTGCAAAAGCTACTAATTTAGTAAACATCGGCAAAATAACTTGACCAAATTTAGCCGATAACTCTTTCATTGATTCTTGAAATATACGCATTTGGTTTGCTGCTCCATCGCTTGTTCTTCCGAAATCTCCTTGCGCATTTGCTGTTTTGGCTATAATAAATTTATATCTTAGAGCCACCTTTTCAGCTTGAGACATTGTTTTTATATTTGAGGAGATGCCTTGTTCCATTGCAAACTGTTTTAAGTTTGCCTCAGTCATTACAATACCTAATTTTTTAAGAGATTCCGTCTCGCCAGTAAACACGCCGGCTAAAGCTGTTGTAGCTTGCTCTATTCCTATATTTTTAAAAGAGGCTAAATCTCCAGCCAATCCTACTAAAGATGTACTCATATTGGCGGCGGCTGGTCTTGTTAAACCCATTGACGTAGCCATATCTCCAAATAATGCTGCCATATCCAAGGCGCTACCTTCTGCGATTCCAAATTGCTGAAGTGTAGTTTGAGCGAAATCTTTTACTTGTTGTTTTGAATTTCCAAACGCTACGTCAACTTTATTCATTGACTCTTGAAAGTCACTAGCGAATTTTATCGCAGCACCTCCGGCAACTGCTAAAGGAAGCGTTAAACCTAAAGAAAGATTTCTACCGGCGTTTTTCATTGCAGTACCAAACGCTGAAACTTTTGTATTAGCTTGCTTTAACGCGCTCACTAAATTAGAAGCGTCTCCGGTAATTCTAACCTTTAAATTTTGATCAATCATATTTTAAATATAATAACAAAAATACAAAAAAAAAGACGCCTTATTTAAACGCCTCTTTTTTAGTCATTTCCTCGTATTTCTTTAAAAAATCGTTCATTTCTTGCTCTGTAGATTTAGCCTCAAATCTTTTCTTTTTTCGCTCTTCATCTATAGGCAAATTAAATAAATCTTCCGGCTTTATCATTTGTGATTTCTTTTCACATTTTGCGTTGTGTATCATTGTCGCAACATATCGCGTTTGCTCCCAGGATAGATTGGTTTTTTTATGATAGCATTCTGCTAATAGCGCATTTTCTCTCCACGTTTGCCGCCAAAATTCGACAGGGTTTAATCCGATTAAACCGATATAATAATCGGTTAAAGTATCAAAATCTACCTTTTCTTTGACGGCTGTCGCTTTCCCTTGGTAGGAGTTTCGCCATTTAAACTATTACCTAAAATTTTAGATTGAAGCATAGTTTCAACAATTACATTAATTTTTTCAGCGTCTAACTCATCGAGCCAAGTACCAACAGAAAAGATATTATAATCTACCTCGTTGCCTTGCTCCTGGTCATTTGCTAATACTGCTGAATAAACTAAGGCCCTTAATCCTTTTATAGATATTCCGTTTTGAAAGGTTTCGCCAATTTCTTCTAAAGATATTCCTAACTGCTCAGTAAATTCAGACCAAAAGTTCATTGAAAAATGTAGCGTGCGTACTTTGTTACCGATTTTCACATCTATGTAACCTCTTTTTTTGTTTGTCATTTTTAAAAAGTTGTTTATTAATAAAAAAGCCGCAGCCATTTAATGACGGCGGCCTATAAGATATAACTAATTAATATTAGTTTGTAGATTTTACAATCGCTCCAGTAATAGTTAACGATCCGCTATAAGTTACAGCACTCTCCATTTCTGCTGACATTTCAACACTAGATAAGAAAGCTTCAGCGGTGTAAATTGCATCTCCAGCCTCTGTAGTTCCAAAAATACAAGTTAATTGAGTTCTAGCTAGCAAGTAGTCGTTCATTTCTATCACGTTGGCCGTATCGTCGTAGGCAACTAATCCCTCGAAAGAAATTTCTCCCCCTTTAACTCCTCCGATGTACTCAGAAAAACCAGCGGAGTCTTTTGTAGTTGCTTCAGGCGTGTCCATTGATATAGACATAGAACAGCTAGTAGTATGTCCAACGGCTGTACCTTCTATTTTTAAGATTAAATTAGTTCCGTTAAATACTCCAGTAGTAGCCATTTATTATAATTTTAAATATTATTAATTTTCTGTAAATATACAAAAAATATTAATTAGTATATTTTAAGATGTTAAAGTAGTTAATTCGCTATTTGTTTTAACTGTGTTAAAAACTGCGGCCCTATGAATGTTAATATTATTCATACTGGTTGTATTGTTATAAATCTTATTTATTATATTTAAAACGCCAGTAGGCGCGTTAATAGTAACGCTTGAACCATTAATAAATACTTTTGTTTGTGTTGCATCATAAGAAATAGCAATTTTACATAAAGTTCCAGGATTTAAAGTAAAACCATTTGTTATTAATCCTGATGCGCTTATATTATCGCCGTAAATGTTAATAGTGTTGTCTGTCGGAACTTCTAATCGTAAAGAATTACCACCGGCGGAATCTTCAAATCGTAGCAATTTAAAAAAATCGCCATTTTTACCATTATAAGAAAACCATAATACAAGCGTTGATGTATTTGCTGGAAATGTTACAGAACTGCTAAAGTCTGACGTAAATGGGCCGTCTGAAATTCTAGAAGATGTAGCGCCTTCAGTTTTTATGTATGAAGAGGCGAAAGATGTATTTTCGGCTTGTGCTTTTGAAACATAAATAGTATTGGCATCGTTGCACAAAACTCTCGGAAACGTTCCACTAGATGAAGTATGTGTAAACCTTTGCCATTCTGTTGTTACTGTTACAATAGATACATCGGATGAAGCTACGCCAATACTTACGTTTTGCGTTCCGGTTTCTGTTCTTAAATAAATTGATTGCGTTATTTCTCCGGTTGATGTTACTTGAATTTCTATTCTTGCGTTTGCTGTGCCATCAAAAACAATTTTAGCGGCGTTTTTAGTTCCGTCAGGCGAAGTAATAAAATTATTTGTTACAACAGCATTACCAATTGTTGCCCATTGGCTAAAATCGTCGGAATAAGGTATAATATTTGTACTTTGCTTTTCTATTGCAATGTGTGGACATCCGTCAGTAACTCCGCTAATAGGCTTATATGATAAACTAGGTACGTTTGCTTGTACTTTAGTTATTAATCCATTTTTTGCAATTCTATTTTTTATCGCATTACGAGTAAATGTAAAATCACCATTTCCGTCTGTCGGAAAAGTAGAATAAATTTTACTAGCTTTAACGCTTGTAGGCTGTAATAAAAAAACTGCATCATTAAAAATTGACATATTTTTATTTTTTTCTAATCTTTTCTAAAGTTCTCGCTCCAAAATAACCTCCATAAGCTAACATTAATAGATTGCCTAATAATGATATCCATTGATCATCTATTTTAAACCCTTCTAAAGAGCTATCTAATATTACATAGATAAATAGACTAAGAGTTAAAAAAGCTAAAGACATAGGTCTAATATTTCTGGCTAAAAAAGAGCCTTTATTGTCTGACTCCCATCTTTTCGTTACCTCTTGCATTTCTATTACATCTTGTTCTAGCTCTTTTATCAGCATTTCTTTCTCTACTGCATTAAGCTCTTTACTCCCTCCAATAGCTTCTAAAATATTAGATATTTTACCGCCAGTTATAGCGTCAAATACTGGTGATACTTTTTTACCAGTTGATACAACACCTCTTAAAAGGTTTCCAAAGAAAGTGCCTTTCTTTTTTTTTAATAAGTCCATATCACATCTTGTGTTTTGTCAAAATCTAAATCAACGTGAATAAAAGTGTCTGCAATCCCTATTCTTGTAAAGCCAACGCTTAAAAGTGATTCAATTATTTTAAATCTAGTAGTACTGTCTGTTGCTTTTATATCTACTGCTAACCCTTTAATATGGCTTGATGTAGGGTTTTTTATAGACTCAGGATGCGTTGGACTTCTATATGCTGAGTTAATAAAAAATGGAATTCCAGCAAACTCTCGCGCTTCATCTAATACAAATAAAAATTCATTATTCATATTTGTTTCAATTTCTTTAAAATACTTACTCATTTAATCAAAAATGTTTATTATTTTCCAAACTAAACCACCAATAAAAGTTAGTAAAGTAACGCTAATTGCAACCTTTGCTGCTGTTATCTTTTCTGTCAATTCTATTTTATCTACTCTCTCAGATATTACTCCAACCTCGTAAACCAATCCTTTTTTATCAGTCTTTTCATCATTCTCTAAAATGTCAGAAATACGCTGGTTGAATAGTTCTTGTTTGTTAAAAAAGGTAGAAAAATCTGCAGCCATTCTATATTGAATTGCTGCCATTGCTTTCTGTTCTTCACGTATTTCTGAAATAAGTTCTTTTTCTGTCATTATTCAAATGGATTTATTCCTTTTTTTAATAAAACTTTAGACCAATCTAACTCCTTGTCGTAGTAGTCAATTTGAACAAACTGAGTCTCCATACATTGAGTAGGCAGAATTGAGCCATAAGCCTTTATTTGTGTTCTTTTGCTATCCCAACATATAAACCAAGTTTTAGGAACGGGATAACAAACAATTGTATTTTTTAGTTTTTTTAATTCAGCCATAATTTTTTTTTAAGCAATCCCTCCGTCTGTTATTGTCCAATTAAAAATATTAATTAATGATGTTCTTGCAGCTTCTGCTGCTGCTCCTCCAGTATATTCTGAATTACCAAAGTTTATGCTTATAGATGGTGTGTATCCACTACCATTCGGAAATGCTGCTTGGAGTGTTGCCTCCCAACCAATCAAAATGGCATCGTAATTTGATGTTGAAAAAGTAGTATTTT